AGCCCAGGAGGCCGGATGCATCGGAATAGACGTTTCCAGAGGAGGTAGACACTCTACCATTATAGCAGAGAGATTGGAACAATGGTTTGCTACCCTGATAGAGATCCCAGGCAAGCAGACCAAGGATGGAAATGAAGTCGTCCAGACCTTGATCTCGTTGGGGTTCCAGAAGAGAAGGATCCACATAGACGTCACAGGGGTTGGTACAAGCCCAGTGGACATCGGCAAGATGTACGACATGAACATTGTTCCGATGGTTGGCTCAGAGACCAAGAACATCGGTCACATCAAGGATAAGTCAGGCAAGCTTGGATTCCTTAATGCCCGAGCGTTATGGTGGTGGAAGTTTAGGGAAGCGTTAGACCCCACTTTAGGGGATGGCATAGCACTGCCTCCTGATCCTGGTCTGCTGGGGGACCTGACTTCGCCAAGATGGATGTTGTCAGCTCGAGGAATCCAGGTCGAGCAGAAGGAGCACATCAAGGATCGTCTGGGGAGAAGCCCTGATAAGGGTGATGCCGTGGTCATGGCCTACTCTACTCCCTATATGGTGGCTGCGGCCTATCTAGAGTTCATGAAAGAACAGGTTGAAGAGGAAAAGCAGAGGCAGAAACAGGAGCAGGGGCAGGGACAGGGGCTGAGACCAGCCACCAGTCCACACCTCCATAATCAAGGAGAACGTCTATGATCATAGAAATCCTTTTCGTTGTTACTATGTTCTTGTGGTTTCTGACTTCGCTACCTGTACCAGGAGTTGCACAATTCACCTGGGCTGGTACGTGGCTTGGATTTGTTGCTGTACTGCTTCTAGGGATCTACATCTTCATGCCAGGGGTACGTGGCTGATCCGATCCTGGATTTATGACAGATCCATGCCATAACATGAACGCTTTGTTCGAACCGACCCTTGCTAGGATTGTTGTAGGGACAGTGGATTACGCCCTTAAGGGATCGGAGTATGCCTTGGAGGGGTGGAAGATCATCAGAAGGTATACCTTGTTGGGAAAGACCGTACCTCTGGATGAGTTCAACAGAGTTCTGGACTTGCTGGATCGGGCTGAGGATGATGTAAAGGGAGTACATCTGACGGTTGATTTAGGGCGGGGCAAGGTGTATGAGGTGAACAGGCCTGCTGACGAACTCGGGGACCAAGAGAAGGCCGGAAGGGACTTGGTGAGTTTCGATGGCTGAGCTTCCTGTAGGAGCTAGAGCAACGCCTCTCACGGGGCTCGTGCAGAGGGTGACCCAGGCTGCTCGCTATGTGATAACTGGTACGACACCCCAAACCTGGTTTGGTCCTTTCCAGCCTTTAGCTCCTATGGCTCCTCAAGAGGACGAGCAAGGAGTTAAGGGTCGTAGATGGGACTATCCTACAGGTGTTAACCTCAACTACATTCCCAGATCGACTGAGAGCATTGGGTTTGACACTCTTCGATTTCTTGCCGACAGCTGTGATGTCCTTAGGGCTGTTATAGAGGCGAGGAAGGACCAGATGGCGGCCCTGGATTGGGTCATCAGGCCAAGGGAATCTCCTTCAGGAGGCGATCCTTCTCTGTGGTATAAGTTGGGTGCAAAGGCTCATCCTGAGATACCTAAGGAGATGCAGGATCGAATTGACTCTATCACCCATTTCTTTCAGTACCCGGACAGGGAAAACCCGTTCGATCAGTGGCAGAGAGAGTGGTTAGAAGCTGTATTTGTGATAGACGCTGCTTCGATTTGGAGGCGTCGAGCCCGAGACGGCACTCTCTATTCGCTCGAGCTGATTGACGGAGCTACTATCAAGCCTCTTCTAGGGGCAGATGGGCGTAGACCAAAGACTCCAGATCCTGCCTACCAACAAATACTACACGGTATACCAGCAGCCGATTTCACCACGGAGGAGTTGCTTTATCTGCCGTGGAACATTCGTACAAACCACATGTACGGATATTCAAAGGTTGAGCAGATTCTTGTAACCATTAACACTGCCATCCGCAGGTCGATATTCCAACTCAATTATTACACCGAAGGGAGCCAGCCAGACGCCTTTATGGGGCTGCCCAAAGAGTGGAACCTGTCACAGATCAAGGATTTCCAGGATTACATGGACGCCCTCCTCGCGGGCAATTTGGCAACGAGGAGACACCTCAGGTTTGTACCGGGAGAATTCAAATATCAGGAGACTAAGAGCCCTCCATTAAAGGATGTGTTTGACGAGTATCTGGCCAGAGTCATATGCTTCACCTTTGCAGTTGCTCCTGATCCCTTCATCGAGCATGTCAGCAGAGGCGCGGTTGAGAAATCTCACACCAGGGCATTAGAGGAAGGGCTAGAGCCTACCCAGCGTTACGTCAAGTTGGCACTCGACCGGATTATCCACGAAGACTTTGACTCCCCAGACCTGGAGTTCAAGTATGTTGAAGACAGAGAGCAGGACCCCAAGTCGCAGATGGAGATTGATGCAGGTTATGTGAGAAACGGGATCTTCTCTATTGATGAGGTTAGAGTCTCCAGAGGAAAGAATCCTATTGGAGGACCGGCTTCTGTCCCTATGCTTGCAACTAATGCAGGTTTCATACCTCTAGGCACTTTAACAGCTCCCGGGTCGGCAGTGGCTCTGGCTGACGCCGGCGGCCATTCAGCTCGGGCATCTCAAAACCTCAGTAGCAGTAGCAGTGGCAGTGGCAGTAGCGGTAGCGGTAGCGGTAGCGGTAGCAGTGCCCCACAGCAGCAGGCACGCTCCCCTGAAGGCGCCCAGGGGTCCTCTGAAGGCAGCCAAGGTAGAGAGGCCTCTAAGGGCTACCAGGGGTCCTCTGAAGGCTCTGACGTAGCAATGAACAAGTCAGAAGTTAATCCTATTGCACAGAAGATCCTCGAACAGGTCAAAGCGGCATCTGCTGTCACTTCTCGGGGTGAGAGCGAGGGCTCTGATCTTAATTCCGATGCACGAAGTCTAATCAAGGCCCTCAATGTCGGGAATGGGGACAGAAGTGGATCTATCGACCTGGATAAGGCCATACCTGTCAGCTTGGCTGGCTGCAGTGAGATGATGAAAACTAAAGTGTTTAATGAAGCCTGGCGGTTAGTTCAAGCAGGAGATTTTAAAATTGACAAAAAGGTGATCCCCATCTCTTCGATAAGGGCTACCGACAGTGACGTCGATGAGCAGAAGGTCATAGACCATGCCAAGCAATACAAGGAAGAAGGCAGGTATTCTCTAGCTCCTCTGGTTTATGAGATCATGGGTAAGTACTACATACTTGATGGGCATCACAGGATAGAAGGGGCTAAGTTGGCCGGGGCAGAGTCCATGGTTGTAGCCAATCTCAGATCCACCAAAATCCTTCAAGTGGACCTTGAAGTTCTGACTGAACTCTTGACAGGCGTCGTGTCTGTGCAGAGACAGACAACGGCTGTGACGGCTTAACACACGCACGCACACGCACACGCACACATGAGGAGTAGGATAATGGCAATGGCATCTTCGGGTCGGACAGGGTACTCAATCAGAGAAGATCGCGTAGACGTACGTGCACGTCGGGTTGCTCAAGAAAGAAGTGAAGCGAGAGCTTTACTCTCACCCAGTGAGTTGGAGGAGGAGGCTGCGGCCCGAGCTGATACTCCGAACGAGCTCACGGTAGACATGCAAAGCCCTAGGCCAAATCACGAGCATTGGGCTGGCAGAGGTGTTCTCTACGTAGCAGATGATCAAGGCATCTTTACAGGAGTACCCGTCTCCGACATGGGAGATCTCCAGGGTGTAGGATGTGTAACGATTGGGGAGTTTCCTGGCGAAACACCAGGCGAGCCAGAGGCGCCACCGACTGAGGCTCCTGTGAACGTCGATGTGCCTTATATCTCTGGAGGTACGGCTGTAGGCGATGTCCTTAATTGCACTATGGGCAATTGGGAGGGGGTGCCTACAGATTATGCCTATCAATGGATGAGCGATGGCTTGAGCCAGCTGGGGACTACAGACATTTACACTATTACGGCCACAGATGTCGGCCACAGTATTACGTGTGTAGTCACTGCGACCAACGCTATTGGCTCGACCCAGGCCCCTCCTTCGAATGCCATTGTGGTCACCTGAGGAGAGTATGTGATAAGGGCGCTAGGATCCTTGCTATGTATGCAGCATGCAGCTAAGCGTCCCTACCTGCAACCTTCCTAGCGCTGAGGAGTTTCATCATGACACTGGCAATGTTTCTTCCCATAACCAAGGTTGACGCTGTCAACCACTTGGTGTACGGGATCGCCACAGAAGAACGCCCTGACAGAGCTCGGGAAATCTTTGACTACGCCAAGAGTAAGCCTTACTACGAGAAGTGGTCCAAAGAAATATCTGAGGCCACCGACGGTAAGTCCCTAGGTAATGTCAGAGCCATGCATTCCAAGCTCGCGGTAGGTAAGCTCACTGAGCTTACCTTTAACGACGAGCATAAAAGGGTCGAGGTATGCGCCAAGATAGTCGACGAGAACGAGTGGAACAAGGTGGTAGAGGGTATTTACACTGGGTTCTCTCAGGGAGGGGACTATGTCGACAGGTACACCGATCCTGTCGATCCTACTCTCAAGCGCTATGTGGCTAGGCCTACTGAGCTTAGTCTGGTTGATCTACCCTGTCTCCCAACAGCCACCTTCCAGCTAATCAAAAGTGCTGGAGCAGTCTCTGAGGTAGAGGTCCGAGCCTTCCGCTCCATGTCGAACGAGGCAGGAATCCAGGAGGCCTTTGAGAAGTTCTTTGACCCCAACAAGGGGTTTTGGTCTCAAGTCTCTGAAGCCGCAGAGACTGAAAAACTCACCTCTGCTGAGATTAAAGCCAGGATCGAAGGCAAGGGAGACAAAGACAAAGAAGAAGCGGGCGAGTCAGAAACCGAGGAGGAAGCCGAGGGCGAGGGCGAGAGCGAGGACGGAGCAGCTAAGCCGAAGGCAAAGGCCAAGCCGAAGGTCGGAGACGGAGGCAGAGGCGGAGACGGCGCCGGTGAGGCTGAGAAGGGTCATCAGCCTGGGAGGCGAGCAGCTGTCTCAGAGTCAGAGAAACCTTCAAACTCTGATCGGCATGTAGGGAACCCTGGAGGGGAAGGAGGAGGCGGCCGGAGTGGCAGAGGAAACCCTCCGGGTCCTTCTATCGAAGCTGGGGGTGGAGAGCACCCCTCGTCAGAGCACGTGGACCCTGGCGGTGAGAATGAAGATGAGGACGGTACTGCCCACACTCACGAACCTAAAACCCTCGAGGGGAACAAGGGAGAGAGTCAGGAAGAAACGAGCAGGCAGCTCCCCAGCAGCATCCAGGAAACCAGAAAAGGAGTAGACCGAGGGAACGGCTTGGATACCGCCCTGGAGTCCTTGAAGCAGGTTTGGCTGGCAAAGGACGGTAAGCCCTTCGCCAAGAAGGTCGACGCTCTGGCATACAACAAGGAGCTGGAGACCCAGGAGCTGGCCAAGGCGATGGCTGAGCCAGCTGACAAGGCTATTGCAGAGCTGACAGCAGCCCTAGACCGAGTCGATGGTGGTGACGTCAAGATAACTGACATGCAGGCTTTCGAGCGTGTACGTCAAGAGGTCATGCGCAGCACGCAAACCAGAGCGGGGGCTTCACCACTAGGTAAAATCTACAATTCCGTTGACGACCTGCCTCCAGCTGTTAAGTCGCATTTCAAAGATGCTACCAAACAGCGCCAATGGATGCATGTCTGGAATACAGTCTTCAAGGAATCTGGAGACGAGACGAAGGCTTTTGCACAGGCGTGGTCGGCTGCTCAGAAAGCTCTTACTGAGGAGGAGCTGGAGAAGGTTGAAGCCCTTAAGAAGTCCAGAGAGTATGCAGACCCTGGATTTCAGAAAGATAAGAAGCCTAGGTACCCTCTCGATACTGAGGCTAACATCAAGGCCAGTTGGGCTTTCGTCCACATGCCTAAGAATGTCTCGAAGTATTCAACGGGCAATCTAGCCACTATCAGACAGGCAGTCAACAAGGCTTGGCACGCGAAGATAGGAGGAGACCTTCCTGTTGCAGGCCGCCTTGAAGGCAGTGAGCTGGTCAAGACTCTAGGACAATACGTCGGTAAGCATCTCTATGACGTTGGACAGATTGCCAATACCATCCTCTCGCTCTACGATCTCAAGACTCATCTTGAGATGGAGGCCATCGTAGAAGGGGACTCGATGGACTCGGCGAACGAGCTCCATGAAAACATTGCCAGTCTCTGCAGGTTCCTCAGGAACCTTGTTGAAGAGGAGACTCAGGAGCTTGTTGAGGGAACTGAAGACCTTACTGCCCACGATGACGAGGAAGACGGCGGTGACGTCTTAGTGATGTTTGCTCGGGCTGCCGTTGGTCCTAATGCCCTGCACATGGCCAAGCTGTTCCAGGAGGCCTTCGGTCGGTACGAAGATGAAGAGGTTGAGAAGGCTGCCAAAAAGGGCCTGAAGTACCACAAGGCCAAAGGCGTCCGACTCATAGAGGCCCTAGAGAAGGCCGGCCGCAGGATTGGCCAGGTGAACAGAATGCATCTGCAGTCTGCGCACGACCACGTTGCAGCAATGTCGGACGGAGCTGTCTGCGGCGGTGATGAGATGGAGATGGCCGGAGCTAAACTCTCCAGAGACACGATGGACAAGCTGGGTAAGATTCATGACCACATGTCGGACCTCGGCGCAGACTGCAGTATGGGGAAAAGCGCCCTTCTGCGCAGCACAGATGAAGAGATTGTCAAATTCGAGAAGTCTGCTGGACTGGGCGAAGGATCTCTGGAGAAGATTGTGGAACAAAATGCGGCCCTCCAGAAAGCCCTCCTCCGGGTGACCGATACGGTCAAGGGACTTACTGACAGGATCCATCGGCTAGAAAAGGAGCCTGAACCCGCAAGAGGGTTTAAGAAGATCATGCCTGGAGCCAGAGTCGTGGAGAAGTCACAGGACATGGCCGTCATTGAGTTCGCTCAGGACGAAACAGGCCTCAGGGGAGAGGACGCCCTCGACGCCTTCAACAAATATCTACAAGGGCTAACACCTGAAGCGCAAGCTCGCGAACTAATTAAGATAAGTCTCAGAAATCCGGTTATACGGACTATGAGCTGATGGTCGACAACTTGAAGAAAGAAGTACGATGGACTGGAACGGCTGACGGAGACGTCAGTCAATACTACGAAGGAGTAGAAATCGGAGACGATGGAAGCACCGTTGTAGTCTTAAGCGACTCGGACTTGTTCGGGTCAATCTTCAACCTAAGACTAACGGAGTAAAGACCATGACTTCTCTCACAGGAGAGATCAGTAGAGAGACTATAGGTCTCATGAAGGGCACCTTAGGATCGCCTCTCGATGGCGACATGTTGCGCGGTGGTATCCAGTAGGGCGTGAGCATCTCAACAGGACTCACATGGTATAATCTGGAGATTCCCGCAAAGAACATTTACCCCACGATTACACCCCTCCGCAACTCGATTGCCAGAGTGGGACCCCGAGGTGCCGGGACTCAGCACCCAGGTGATGCGGCTCACTGGAAAGTGATCAACTCTCTCACTGGGTCAGGTTATGACTCGATGGGGTGGGTACCTGAAGGCCAGCGCTCAGGGACGATGTCGTATACATCGACTCCCATGGCAAAGACCTACGTGACCTTAGGCGAGGAAGACTTCCTCACCTTCGAAGCTGAGGCAGCGGCCGAAGGCTTTGAAGACGAGAATGCAATGGTCACATTTCGATTGTTGCAGAAGATGATGAGGAAGGAGGAGATTGGTATACTTGGAGGCAATGCCTCCTATACTGTGGTAGCTCCTGGACAGCCTTTGACAGCAGCGACTACGCCAACTCCTGCAGGCACCTTGGGGGCCGCCACCTATCTTGTCAGCGCGGTCTCACTCACTTTAGAGGGGTGGAAGAATTCCAGCCTTGCAAACGGGGTTGCGACCGCTAGGACTATCACGGGGGCTGACGGCAAGACCTACGCCCTTAACGGGGGTAGTAGCGCGCCTGGTGTCGCCTCAGCAGGCCAGGCTATTACGCTTGGACAAGGGTTAGCGGCCTGGGTAACTCCCGTTCCAGGGGCCGTGGCGTATGCTTGGTACGTGGGTACGGCTGGTGCTCAGACCCTCCAGCTCATCACGACTACTGCCAACATGTTGTTGACTGTCCCGATAGTTGGTGGCAGGCAAGCCTTGTCAGCGGTCACTGTCAACAGCACCGTGAACACTGCACTGGCATTTGACGGTATCCTTGCGCAGGCTCTCAATCCTGCAAGCGGGGCCATCGTATACAACTGTGTCCAAGGGGCAAACGGGGTAGCAACTCCTCTGACCTCGTCAGGTCGTGGATCAATTCTCGAGATTGACACTGTCCTACAGCAGATGTGGGATCAATTCAATCTCGGGCCCAGTGTACTGTATCTCAACTCTCAGGAACAGCGTAACATCACCAACAAGGTCCTCACAGCCAGTACGGGCCCATTGCTGCGATATGACAACAACGCGACTCCTGGCGGTCCTTACGCTATCACAGCTGGTGGCGTAATCGACTACTACTACAATCCCTTCTCTCATGAGGCTGGATACAAACTCCCTCTCAAGATCCATCCTGACTTGCCGCCGGGTACCTTGCTGGGATGGTGTGAGCGGTTACCGCCGTGGTATCAAAGCAACGAAGTGCCAAACGTAGCCGAGATGAAGATCAGGCGCGATTACTACCGAGTCGATTGGCCCCTTCGTACGAGACAGCGTGAGTACGGGGTGTACGCAGAGGAGGTGCTAGCCATTTACGCCCCATTCGCAATGTTCGTTATTACCAACATACCAAACGCGTAGCAAGAGGAGAGTAGGTAACCCGGAGACGGGAAGTCTGATCGAGGAAACGCCTTCCGGAGACGGAAGGCCTCCCTTGTAGGAGGAGGCATCGGATGGTTCCCGGAGACCTGACCACTTTAGGCAATGTGAAAGCTTGGCTTTCAACATCGAACTATAATTCTACTGGGATCGGGGTGGATCCTCTTCTACAGCAACTTATTACCCGACAGTCGAATGCGATTATGGCATATTTGAACAGGTCTTGGATCCTACCCAGAGACTATGTCGATGTCATTAACGGTGAAGGCCAGTTTGCTCTACATACTACTCATTGGCCTGTTAATTCTGTTTCGGCTGTTCTCATGAACGGTCAGCCTCTTCAGCTCGCCCCCCTCGACCCATTTAGGTCGGAAGGCGCATATGGGTACAGGGTTGAGCCCTGGAATGGAGCGCCTCCTGGAGGCCCTCAAATGATTGGTCTATCGGGAGGAAGGTTCTGTAAAGGCTTCCTGAATATAGAGATTGACTACAATGCAGGGTACCTTGTATCGAAGGAGCCCCATATTATAACGCCTTCTCTTATTCGGCCTACTCCCACTAATGTGACCATTGACACCTTTCAGCCCCATGGTATGTGGGGTCAAGACATTGATGTCACTCGAGGAGACGGTACTCCTATGACTCGGGTGTTTACTGCTCCTTCAGCGTCGGGGGAATATCAGATAATCATGCCTGATGAAGTTGTCGGGACTCCTCCTAATACTTCTCTGACGCCTTCAGGACAGTACGTGTTCTTCGGAGGCGATCAAGGTCAGACAGTCCTCATATCATATGGGTATATTCCCAGCGCATTGGAGCAGGTGGCGATTGAGCTGATTTTGGAGCGCTATATGTACAGAACCAGGATTGGTGAGGTGTCGAGAACTGTCGCTCAGCAAGTGACTGCCCGCTACGACCTGTCAGAAATTCCTGCATACGCTAAGCATACCCTGCAAGCCTACATGCACGTCCTGATGACCTAGCCCAACCAACCAACCAACCAACCAGCCAGCCAGGGGAGGAGAGGAGTAGGTGTCTGAGATCAGACTTGAAGTCGACGCCAAGTCGGTTGAGCAGAGGTTTAAGGACCTGCCTGGCGTTGTAAATGTCGAAGTCGAAAACGCTATGCGCAAGATTGTCGGCGACCTTTACGACAAGGTCCTCGACAACATTGAGGGGATGTTCTCTCACGACAGGAGTACGGGTAGGAAGCAGAATCTTGAGAGCTCGATCCTCGGTACTGTCACCCGGGAGGGGGATCTGATAATAGGTACAGTAGGAGCAGATCTCGCCACAGCTCCTTACGCTCGCATACTGGAGCTGGGAGGTGTTATACCTGCTCATGCTATCAGGCCTAAGAGTGCTCGGCTGGCAATTCATGAGATGTCTATGAGTTTTCCTTGGGAGCCTGATGATACCTACAGTGTCATTGGAGACTACCTGGTCAGCAGGAGAGGTCATGCTTTGGTAGTCAACGATCTTGTCCTCCTAGAGGAGGTTCATCACCCAGGAGCCAAGATACATCCATATTACTACCTGAACAAGGCTCTCATAGACCTGTCCAAGAAATTCAACAACGACATTGAATTGGCTGTTGCTTCTGCCATTTCGAGAACCGGAATGAGCTAGTAGAGGCGAGGAGGTTTCTAGTGTCGTGGATTGCAGATAGTCCAGAGAGCTATGCTGGACAGCGAGTGCACAATGGTCACTGCGTGCGCTATGTGCAAGAGTGTACAGGCGCTCCGCATACCAGCCACTGGATCCGCGGTTATAAGGTGCGAGACTGTGAGGATTTAGAGCCGGGCACTGCTATAGCGACCTTTGATCATGACGGTACCTACGGTAACCATACCGACGGTCGCAGCCACGCCGCGATCTTTGTGGAGCATCGCCCTGAAGGGTTACAGGTGTGGGATCAGTGGGTTGGTCACCCAGTAGCCCAACGGACCATCCGTTTTCGTAGTGGACAGGGAAAACATGTCAACGACGGAGACAGATTTTACGTGATCGAAGAAGGATGATGAGAGGTTGAGGTGTCGGCTGCGACAAGAGAAGAGCTTCTCGGGGACTTGTTTACGGCAGTATCGGATGCCGTGTTTGATGTACCAATAATGGGACACACTACATGGGCCGGGAAGGCGAGGAAGTATGTGGATCCTGCTCAGATCCCTAATGGTATGCAGCCCTTTCTGGCTCAGTTCGAAGGTTTCCCAGAACACTATGAGAGGAGGGGCATGAGATTACCTCCTGTTCGCGAGATCGGAGTCAGACTGTTCTGCTGGGCTCGAGTGGATACAGGTGATACAGCTGAGCTGGGATCGCAGTATCTCACGACCATGCTCGAGGCAGTTGAGAGAGTCATGCTGCCTGATCTGGCAGGGTATGGAGCAGGAAGTGGAAATGTCGGGCTGTTCACACTCAATGGAGGGTGTCAATGGTGTCGGATAGAAGGGTCCGTCCTTAAAATTCCTGGAGACACCGACGGTCAGGCTTTGGTGTGTATACCGGTCAGAATCCTCTGGCCGTGATCGCTACTACGACCACTAGAGAAGGAGAGTAAGATGGTAGCCGGTGCTCTGACCACCACTAACCTGCAGATCGGTTTTGGATCTGGGATACTGTTTGTCACTAGAAAGGACATTGCCAATGCACCTCCTTTCCAGCTGGCAGCTCTGCAGGACATCACTATATCCTTCACTGGAGAGTTGAAGGATCTGTTCTCGCAAGGCCAATTCCCCATCGCGGTCGCTCGAGGCAAGACGAAGATCGAGGGGAAGGGTAAATATGCCCTTGTCTCGACTCCTATCTATAACTCGCTGTTCTTCGGGCAGACTGTTACTGCAGGGCAAACTCTGACATCCTTTGCAGAACCTCATGTGGCAGCTGCAAGTGTTGTAGTCACCAATGGTGCTACTTTTCTGGAAGATCTGGGGGTGTTCGAGCCTGCCACAGGAATCAGGTTCCAGCCTGTAACTGTGGCTCCCACAGTTACAGGTACGTACCAGGTGACTGTAGGCACAGGTACGTACGCCTTCCTTGCTACGGACGCAGGCAAGAATTTGCAGATCTCTTACACGTACACAACTCCTACTGGGGGCTATACCTTGTTGGGGTCGAATCCTCTGATGGGAGTTACCCCTGTCTTCTCGGCCCACTTCAATCAGGTGTTCCAGGGGAACTCCTTGGACCTCACGTTGTACAACTGTGTGTCTACAACGCTCACACTCCCTACAGGCGGAGTGGACAATTTTCTGATCTCGGATTTCGCGTTCGGTGCCTTCGCAGATTCCGGAGGGAACACATTCAAGCTCAGCACGAATCAATAGCAGGAGGTAGCTATGGCCGGCCCCGTAAGGCAGGATCTCAGTGGAATGCAGTTCGGTGAATGGGAGGTTCTATCGTTCTGCAGGACCAGCAGCCACGGACGACAGCTCTGGAACTGTGAATGCTCTTGCGGGGCTGAGAAGGTCGTGGATGGATGGTCTCTCAAGGCAGGAAAGTCTATGTCCTGCGGTCATACGAATGCTGAAAATAAATGTACTCACGGCATGACTCACACAAAGACCTACCAGGCCTGGTCTGGTGCGATTCAGAGATGTCGTAGTCATCCTGACTATGCAGGAAGAGGCATCAGCGTGTGTGACAGGTGGCTCAAGTTCCAGAACTTCTTTGAGGACATGGGAGAGGCACCTGAAGGTCTCACCCTAGAAAGGGCAGACAACGATGGTAATTATGAGCCCAGTAACTGCTATTGGGCTACTTGGGAAGAGCAGAGCGTCAATAAGAGGATCACCAAGCTGTCCTTCGAGGGGAAGCAGGAACTTATAAGGTTGGCCTCTAAAGGAGTCCCAAACAATGTCTTAGCCAAAACGTTCAGTATAAGTGAGGGCTATGTCAGCTTGCTTATTAACGGTTTAGCCAGGACAAACTACTAGAGGAGCAGTCAGATGTCGGACTATGATGAGTTACCCAACTCTGGAGATGTGATACCTGCTATAACACCGACTGCCACGCAGGCTATTGACTACTCTACTGTGGAGAAAGGTCCTGACGGAGTCGTGTTTGTGATGGGACGGGAAAGGGTAGTGGTCCCCCCACTCTCATTCTGGTCGCTGGCACGATGCGTTAACGAGTTTCAGGAAGCCTCCAACTCTGATACTATGATGGAGAGGGTAGGGGCAGTCTTGAGAGTCGTTGCCAGCTCTCTAGCGTTGACGGACTGGCGCAAGGAGGAGAGAGCCCGCCTCTTGTCGGAGACTGAGAGCATCCCCTGGATCTTTGACCAGCTCTGCAAAATGCTCAGGGGCAATGAGTGGATGGAGCTATCGAAGGCCTATGGTGTACTCTTGGTGGAGAGTGGGCTGCTTGACGGCGAGTCTCTTTACAGTCCCTCGGGCAGCCGCCCGACAGAAGGAGGAGGAGGGCCCCCAAGGGGGGAAGGAGGTCCGGCCTTGTTGAATCAATCCTCCGCAGGCAAGGCAGAAACCTCAGCGAAGCAGTTGATGCCGAACGGTCTGGCGACCATCCAGTAGAGGCAGGCGATTACTCTGCAATAATTGCCGAGCTTGTAGCTGAGGGTATAGAAGGTGGCAGCTGGGATCAAATAGATCGGAAATGGACTTACACACGGTATAAGAAGTTACACGAGGAGTGGAGCAAGTCTCCACCCCTCAGATGGTTCGCAGTAGCCTACTTTGGCTATAAAAGGCCCGTTAAACCCAGTCCGGTAAATATACCTGCCTACAGAGAGCAGAGACAGCAACAACAAGCGGTACAGCAAGAGCAAGAGATCCCCAGTAATGTGGTCGGTTTGATGGAGTGGCTTAAAAACCAACCCAGTAAGTCTTATTCAGGCTAGCTAGGTAGTCAAGGTAGGAGCAGCGAAGATGGTAGCGACCGTGAATGTAAACGTTCAAGCCAACATGGCGACGTTTACTCCAGAGATGCAGAAAGCTGTTGCAGCGATTAATGCCCTCTCTCAGTCTGCTCTGCCAGGACGTGCTGCGTTCACGGCGATGTCTCAGGGGGCTGCGCAGGTTGCCTCTGCTGTCGATCCTGCTGTAGCCTCTCTCCTCTCTCTGGAGCAGCAGTTCAGGGCTGTACAGAACGCAGCCATGC